CCACCAAAGCATTTGCTAAAGCAGTAAAAACAATGGTAAACAAAACATTAAATGAAGGAGTAGCAGAGAGTGGAGGATATACAGTACCAGAAGACATTTCAACAAAAGTTGAAAAACTAAGAGAAACAAAAGAGTCTTTATTAGATGAAATATCAGTTAAAAAAGTTAATACAAACGCTGGCCAAGAAACATACAAAACAAGAGGACAAGCAACTGGATTTACTTCAATTGAAGAAGGAGGGAAAATTCCAAAAGCGGGAGCACCAAAATTTTCAAGAATGCCATGGAAAGTTACTAAATATGGCGGATATATGCCAGCAACAAATGAGTTGATTGAAGATTCAGACTCAAATATTGAAACAATAATGACAGAATGGTTAGCAGATGAATCAAGAATGACTTGGAATAATTTAATTTTAGCAATTATAGCTAAAAAAGCACAAGAAAAAATAGAAGGATTAGATGGCATAAAGAAAGTTCTAAATGTAACATTAGGCTCTTTATTTAAATCAACATCAAAAATAATAACAAATGATGATGGATTACAATATTTAGATACTTTAAAAGATTCTGACGGAAAATATTTATTACAACCAAATCCAGCTGACCCAATGCAATTAAGACTATGTGCTGGGGCAACAACAGTTCCAATAAAAGTATATTCAAACAAAACAATACCAACTAAAGACGGCAAAGTTCCACTTATAATCGGAGATTTAAAAGAAGCAATTAAAGGTTTCGATAAAAAACAATTAACTTTAATGGCTTCACAAGTTGCTACTGTTGGAAGCGGAGAAGACGTATTAAATGCATTTGAAGAAGATTTAACATTAATTAGAGGAATTGAAAGAATAGACGCAGAAATGAGAGACGAAAAAGCATTTGTAAATGGATACATAGAAATAGCAACAACAACTACTGATATAGACAAGAAAGATAATACAAATACAGAAGAAACAGGAAAAGAAAATTCTACACAACAAGGTGTGTAATAGAAAGAGGTGTCTCATATGGAAGAATTAAAGAAATTAGCTAAGCAATGTTTAAGTATAGTAGAAACATCTATCTTAAAAGATAAAGAAATAGAAATGTTAATAAATTCAGCAAAAAAAGACTTAGAAAGAGTACAAATAGAAGTAGAAAACAACTTAGAAGATGATTTAGTAATAAATACTATTATGCTTTATGTAAAAGCTCATTTTGGAGACACTGATATCAATAAGAGAAATGAGTATTTAAAAAGATACAAAATGAACTTAAGAGAATTACAATTTTCAGAAGAATATCAAAAAAAGGAAGTAGATAACAATGCGTGACGTAAGTTGTATATTGCTATCTAAATCTTATTTAAAAGATGAAAATGGCAATATCTTAAAGGAAAAAGGTAGAGAAAAGTTTAAAATAAAAGAATTAGAAGTTCCAATCATTTCTACTGAAAAGGTGTGGAAAGATGAGTTCTATAAAGCAAATGAACAAGGTTTAAGACCGTCGATAAGAATAAAAATTAGCAGTCTAAATTACAAAGATGAAGAAGAATTAATATATATGGGCAAAAATTATACTGTAATTAGAGTAGATGGAGATAACGACGAAATAGTTTTAATTTGCCAGAGGAGAGCTAATAATGTCAAATAGTAATAAAGTTTCTATTAATAATTTAAGTTCTGAAATAATGAAAGCTTTACAAAAATATAAAGATGACATTAGCGACGAAGTAAAAGAAGTATCAGACAAATTAATAAAAGAAGCTAGTAAGGAACTACGAAGTATTTCTCCAAAAGCAAACAAGACAGTAAAATTAAAAGGCGGAACATCAGTAGCACCACGGAAGTTATGCAAAATCTTGGAGTACAAAAAACGGCAAGAAAGCAAAAGATATATATTCTAAAGTTGCATATAACCGTGAACATTATAGATTAACTCATCTTTTAGAATTTGGACACGCTAATAGAGATGGAACAAGAACAAAGCCAATACCACACATTAGAAAAACAGAGGATAAATACAAAGAAAAATTTGTAGAAGAATTAGAAAGAAAAATAAGGAGGTAACTATGACTTGGAAAGAATTAGAAGATAGAATAGACAATTTCTATTTAGATAAAGAAAACTATATAAAAATACCATATTCTCATTATGACTTCGATAGAGAAGTTGAACCTCCTCATCTAATGTCAACAGAAATTGATAGCAATAACTATTTAGCAGATAACAAAATCTATTTTGAAATGTGTAATGCTAGATTAGAATTAACTACAGATATACGAGATAGAGAATTAGAAAATAGAGTAGAAAAAGAACTTCTATTCGATATTATTTGGAACAGAAAAGTAATTTATATTCCATCTGAAAAAATTTGGAATATAAGTTATTTTTTTGAAATTTAAAAGGAAAGAGGTAAGAGAAAATGAAAGTAAAATTTGGATTAAGTAATGTACATATTGCAAAATTAACAGAACAAGATGGACAAATAACATATGGAAAACCATTTAAAATGCCAGGTGCAAAAAGTTTAACAACAGACCCAGAGGGAGATGTTTCAAAATATTTTGCAGATAACATTTGTTATTATATAGCAAATGCTAATCAAGGCTATTCAGGAGATTTAGAAATAACAATGCTAATCAAAGAATTTTTTACAGAAATTTTAGGACAAGAAGAAGATAAAAACGGTGTTTTATTTGAGAGTGCTGATGACTTAACGGCTAGATTTGCATTAATGGGAGAAATAGATGGAGACACAAATAAAAGAAGATTTATATATTATGATTGCACAGCAACTAGACCAAGCAATGAAGCAAGTACGACTGAAGAAACTAAAGAACCACAAACAGATAAAGTTTCAATGACAATGTCTCCAAGAAATACTGATAAGGTTATAAAAGCAACAATAGATCAATCAGATAATAATAAAGATATATATGATAGTTTCTTTGAAAAGGTATATGAGAAACAAATACCTATAGAAGAAAATAATGAACCAAATCAAAATGAAGAAGATAATGGAGTAACACAAGAGGAAGGTATCTAATATGTTAATAAAGATAAAAAAAAAGGAATATATAGGGCAATGTAATGCATTGTCTTATATATTTTATAATAGTTTATTTGGAAAAAATATAATTCATGAAATAGTAAAGTTACGAGAATGTTTTGAAAATTTAGAAAAGAACATTTTGACAGAAGAAAGTATACAAGACATATACGATATTTTAACCAGAGTAATTTATACCCTAATATACACACATGATACTAGCATAGATAGCTATGGTAATTTCTTAAAAGAAATACAAAAGCAAACAATTTCAAATGAAACTATGAATCAAGTTATAGAAATATTATTGAAAAATTTTACTGATGAACAAGTAGCACAGGAACTAGATAAAATAGGTGGAAAAAGTAAAGAAAAATCAATCTTCCCAGAACATGAATTTTTAAATACTTGCTTAGGATTAAATTTATCAATAGAAGATTTGAAAATATTAAGATATATAGATGTAATTAAAATGTTAATTCTAATGAATAAAACAATTAAAGAAAATGCTCCTAAAGACTATAGAGAAGCAACACAAGCAGATATAGATAAATTATTAATGTAAAGGCTCAGTGCCTATTTATTTTATTGAGGTGAAAAATATGTCAGGTAAAATTAAAGGAATAATAGTAGAAATTGGTGGAGATACATCAGGATTACAAAGGGCATTAAGCAAAGTTAATTCTCAAAGTTCTAGTTTAAATAAGGAATTAAGAGCAATTAATTCTTTACTTAAATTAGATCCAAAAAATGTAGAAGTATTAGAACAAAAACAGAAAGTATTAAATGAAAGCATAGAAATTACGCAAGGTAAACTAAATCAACTAAAAAAAGTAAAAGAAGAAGCAGATAGAAAAATGGCAGAGGGAGCAGAAATATCAGAAGAAAATTATAGAAATCTGCAAAGAGAAATTATAAATACAGAAAGAAAATTAGGAAAATTAACAGAAGAAATGAAACAACTAAACTTAGCTAACTCTAATTGGACAAAAGCAGGCAAAAAGATTGAAGAATATGGAAGTAAAATAACAAAAGTAAGTGACAAAATAAATGATGTTGGAAATAAAGCATCAATTGTTTCAGGAGCAGTAATAGCTGGTGGAACAGTATTAACAAATAGTGCAATGAATGTGGAAGATGCAGTAGCTAAATACGTTAATAGCACAAATACGGCACAAGAAGAAACAGAAAAGTATAAGAAAGTACTAGAAGATATAAGTAGAAATAATTATGGAGAAAGCTATGAAGACATTGCCGATGCAATGTCACAAGTAAAGGTACAGTTAAAAGATGTAAATTCACAAGATTTGAAAAATATAACAGAGAAAGCAATTGCATTAAGAGATCTATTTGGATACGATGTTTCAGAAAGTATAAGAGCAG